ATGGACAACATGGCAAATTACGATAAAATGTATTCTTTGCTGTTCAATGCAATCACAGACGCACTGGAAAAGTTGGAAAAGCAGAATTTGGGTGATGCCAAAGATATTCTCATCTCCGCCCAGCAAAAAGCAGAAGAAATCTATATCACAGCAGAAAACTAAAAAAGCAGCACCACAAAGCGGCGAGCGCAGCAATGCCGCCCGCACGCAGTCTGCCGCCGTGCCACCGTCACACGCGTCTCACGGAGTAAGGCGCGGTTGAGAGTTATCACGAGACGCAGGGATTCATGGCGAAGCCATGTACACCGCACTTACATTGCGCAGCGCGTGCAGTCATTCAAGCTACAAACTGCCAATGTCGGGGGTCGAGGGGTCCTCCCCTCGCGTTCTCTTGGGGGTCAAAGGGGGTCATTCTCTCACGTGAGAGAATGGCCCCCTTTGTCGCATCCCCTGCACGGTGCAGGGAACATTTCAATGATTACTTTTTAAAACTATCTTTAAGAGTAACCGACCGGTTGAACACCAGATGATCCTTGGAGCAATCCTTGTTATCAAGGCAGAAATACCCAAGGCGCATGAACTGGAAGCTCGGCGCGGTCTTGCCCTTCTTTTCGGTCTTGTCGTACGCCGCGGCGATGTCGCGCATGCGCGGCTCGACCTTGCAGCCACTCAGCACCTCGAGCGAATCGGGGTTCATGCAGGCAAGGAAATCCTTGTCCGCGCCGTCGGGTGCGGGGTCGCTGAACAGCTCGCTGTAAACACGCACCTCGGCGTCCAGCGCGGTCGCGGCGTCGACCCAGTGGATCGTCGCGCCCTTGACCTTGCGGCCGTCGGCGGGATCGCCGCCCGGGGAGTTCGGGTCGTACTCGGCGTAGACCTCGACGACGTTGCTGTTCTCGTCCTTCTTGCAGCCCGTGCAGGTGATGAGGTACGCGCCCTTCAAGCGGCACTCGGGGCCGTTCGGCGTCAGGCGCTTGTACTTGGGCACGGGGACTTCCATGAAGTCGTCTGCCTCGATCCAGCACTCGCGGGAGAAGGTGATCTCGTGCGTGCCGGACGCGGGGTCGGTCGGGTTATTTTCGACCGTGAACGTCTCGCTCTTGCCCTCGGGATAGTTCGTGATGACGAGCTTCACCGGATGCAGCACGCCCATCGTGCGCTCAGCCTTCTCGTTGAGGTCCTCGCGCAGGCAGTGCTCAAGGAAGCTGTATTCGACCACGCTCGCGCTCTTGGCAACACCGATACGGTCGCAGAAGTTGCGGATGGACGCAGGCGTGAAGCCGCGGCGGCGCAGGCCGCACAGCGTCGGCATACGCGGATCGTCCCAGCCGGAGACGATACCCTCTTCAACGAGCTTTCTGAGCTTGCGCTTCGACATGACCGTGTGATCGATGCCAAGGCGGGCAAACTCGATCTGGCGCGGCTTATTGGGCACGGAAACATTGTTCACCACCCAGTCGTAGAGCGGGCGGTGCGCCTCGAATTCGAGCGAGCAGAGCGAGTGCGTGATGCCCTCGAGCGCGTCTTGAATGGGGTGCGCAAAGTCGTACATCGGGTAGATGCACCACTTGTCGCCCTGACGGTGATGGTGCATGTAGCGGATGCGGTAAATAACAGGGTCGCGCATGTTGAAGTTGCCGGAGGCTAAGTCGATCTTTGCGCGCAGCGTGCGGCTGCCCTCGGGGAACTCGCCGTTTTTCATGCGCTCAAAGAGGTCGAGGTTCTCCTCCACATCGCGGTCACGGTACGGGGAGATAGCGGGCTTGCCGATGTCGCCGCGGTACTCTCTCGCCTGCTCGGGCGTCAGGTCGCAGACGTAGGCAAGGCCCTTTTTGATGAGCTCGACAGCGTACTCGTAGTCCTTTTCAAAATAGTCGCTGCCGTAGAAGAAACGGTCGCCCCAGTCGAAGCCCAGCCAGTGGATGTCCTCTTTGATGGCGTCGACAAATTCGACGTCCTCCTTCGTGGGGTTCGTGTCGTCCATGCGCAGGTTGCAAAGGCCGCCGAAGCGCTCAGCGGTGCCAAAGTCGATGGTCAGCGCCTTGCAGTGGCCGATGTGCAGATAGCCGTTCGGCTCCGGCGGAAAACGGGTGTGGACCTGCTGGCCCTGGAAGCGCCCACCCTCCGCGATGTCTTCTTCGATGAAGGCGTCGATAAAATTTTTGCTGCCGGATTCGCCCTCAGCGACGGCAGTCTTGACTTCCTCAGCCATATGATCCATTCCTTTCTTCGCGTCTGCTGTGAGGCAGACAAAATAATGAAATATTAAGTCGGGCCCCGGTTCTCTTCGCAATCTATGCACTTTTCGCTAAAACAGGGCTATTTTCTTTACTTTTCTGCGTTTTCTTGAATTTAGTGATATTGACGGTTTTAGTCCGTTAGTAACAAATTGCATTCACCTTTGAACTGACTATTGGCTCATTATACTGCATAGCCTTCGAAAAGGGAAGAAAAATTTTGCACATCCACGCAATTTGACAAACCGCAAAAATTCCTATATGGTGTCCCTATACTCCCGCCGAAATAAAAACGAAAGAGGGATATTTGTGCATCATACGCTTTTTGAGTATATCTACGCTTTCGGGGTCTCCGTTCTCTCGTACATGATCGCCCGCCTTTTGCACTATGCCGTCCTCAAGTGCGAGGACGCAGATACTCGCCCCCGCCTGCGCACTGTGCTCTGCTGGGTGATGTGCCTCTTTTACTTCCTCGGCATCATTGTGACACTGCTGCTCGGCCTGATTGAGAACCTGCATCGCAGACGTATTTCTAAACTTCACGAGGCCGATATCCTCGAGCTGCGCCGCCGCTATGCCGTCGTCAAGAAAGAGGTTCGTTCCATTCTCGCTAATCCTGATCCGCGCGAAACAGTGCTCTCCGAAGTCAACCAGGCTATGGACCGCATGAGCTTTGACTTTCCGCTCGAGGATGATGAGCGCGATATCGGCCCGCTTGCAGACATCGAGAACCGTTACATCTGACACGCATAAATCAAACACCCCGAGCCTCCCGGCCCGGGGTGCTCTCTTATTCTCAGCTATTCCACGGTGCTTTTCCGATGTCCTTCTCGCTATACCCTGCGTCAAGATACAGCCAGTCCTTTTGTTTCTTGCTCAGCTGCATCTTGTCGATTGCGTCCAGCACCTTCGCCTTCTTGCTGCCGTTGATGGTCTTGCCGTTCTCATCCTTGTCGGCGGTCAGATCGGCCGTCGCGTCCTTGTACTTGGCATAGGCCTCGGCGCTGATGCCCTGCTTCTGCGCCTCCTGCGCCGCCGCGTAGCTTCTCGACGAGCGCGACAGGTCGTCGTGCAGCCGCTCTTTCTGCTCGTTTGTCAGCTTGAGCTTGCGGACGAGCTCGAACTGCGCTGCCTCGCGCTCGCCGTCGGTCAGGCTATCGTCCTTGTCGATCTTGCGCCACTTCTGGATCGCGTCGTAGATGACCTCGCGGTCCGCGCCCATGTCGACGAGTTCCTGATAGGTCCGCGTCTGCGACGCGCTCAGTCCGCCGTCGTTCGCTGCGTAGAAGTCGCGCGCCTCGCTCAGCGCGTTTCTGCCGAACAGCATCGCTTGCAGCACGGTCGAAAAATCGGGATTGACTGCGTATTGCAGCCGCTCATTGTCGCCGCTTCCCTTATACGTGCCGCCGCGTGCCAGCGTCTCCGCGCCCTGCGCCGTCTTCTCAAGCTGCCGCCCACCAGGGAGCGTGTCACCCGCAATGCCCATGAGCTGCCGCATGATCTCGCTGCCGAACCCCTCGGTGTCGCCGGACGCGGCGTCCGAAACGGCGCTGCCGATTCCCTTTGCCGTGCCGTAGATATCCGGCATCGGCAACGTCTGGTCGCCCAGGCCTAACAGGCCGGACACGTTGCGCACATACGGAACGTCGTTGCTGACGTTGTAGATCGTGTCCTCTGCCGCCGCCGCAAGGTTGAATTTGCCGTTGCCCGCGTCCTCGTCCGTACCGAAGAGGCGCTCGCCGGTCATCTTCTGCCACACGTCGTCGACCCACACGCCCAGCTGCTCGTTGGTGCTCAGTCCGTTACCGGACGCCAGAAAGCCCGTCAGCAGGCCCAGCACGTCGAACTGCGCCGGTGTGCCGCCGTACAGCTCCTCGTCCACGCGGTTCAGGATGAACGCGCCGAGCAGCGTGCCGACGATGATGCCCGCCAGCCGCCGCGAGGCTTCCTTCTTGCCCAGCTTTTCTTCCATCTCGCGCAGCCCCGGACCGAAGAGGTCCTGCGTCACGTGCTCCCAGCTGTTCAGCGCCTCCACCTGGAACAGGTTCACCATCTGCGAAATAAGGTTTTTCGACTGGAATGTCAGCGGCGCCGTGCCTTTCGAGCGCGAGCCCATCATGTCGCGGCCCCAGCGGTCCGCCGCACGCAGGGCGTCTTTCTCGCTCTTACCCTCGGCGAGCTCCTTGCGGTACTTGCCGCGCACCGCGATCGAGCTGACGAGGTAGTCCATCCGCTCAAGCGGCCAGAACAGCGCCGCCGTGAACTTGTCACCCTTCGTGCTCGTCAGGTAGCGAATGCCGCGTTTCTCCGTCAGAAAGTCGCTCCTGTCGGCGAAGTCGCCCTTCGCCTTTCCGCTCGTGATGTCTCCAATCGCCTCGGCGACGTACTTCGGCCCCAGCTCACCCGCGATCATCGGCAGCTGCGCCGTCTGGTTCAGTGCCGACGAGAGGTTTCCCGCCACGTTCGCGCGGGCAAACGTGCTCACGAGCTTGCGCCCCACGTTCAGCGACGTGCGCCCGACCTCGCGCTCCATGCTACGGTCGTTGAACAGCTGCTTGCCCGCGAGCTTGTTCGCGTAGTCATCCAGCCACGTGACAAGATCGCCGTATTTCGTCGTCTGCGTCACGTTGTCGAACAGGCTGTCGGTGTACTTCTCCATCGCCTGGTTCATGGCCTGATAGCTCATTTTCGCGCTGCTGTCAATGATGCCATTCGTTTTCAGGAACAGCTCTTTCTCCTCCGCCGTCGCAAATTTCAGGTCTTCCGCCTGCTGGATCTGCGCGCTGATCTCGTCCGGCGCATACTTCTTGCGGAAGTATTTTGACGCTGCGCGCGTGCGCATGATATCGTCCGTGTGATACAGCACATCGCTCAGATAGTCGACGTACTTCTCAAAGCCCTTCTGAATGTCATAGTCCGTGCTCTTGCCGTTTCGGTGCTGGAAGAAGGGATTGTATCGCTTGTTCGGCTTGAATTCCTTCGTCAGGCCCGCAATGCTCGCAGGCAGCTTGCCAACCTCGGCGCCCAGATCAACGCCGATAGCCTTGAGCGCCCGCTCGAGCTTGCCGCTCTCCGCCTCTGGCTGGAAGTGCGGCGCATAGCCCTTGATAAAGCCGATGGGCTCGTACCCGTGCGCTGCAAGAAAGTCGTTGATCGCGGCATAGAACTCGTTGTAGAGCCCGCTGTACTTCGCCGCCGCGTTCTCGACCTTCACGCGGTCGACCTCGCCGCTGTCGAGCTCCTTCTTCGTCTCGAGCCAGTCCGCATAGCGCTGCGCCAGCTCGCGCTCCTCCTTGCCGTGCAGGCCGAATTCCTGCGCCGCGTCTTTCATCTCCGCGCCGTCGAGCAGGTTTTCCGCCGCGTGAATGATCTGCTGCTTGATCTCGCTCTTGCCGACCATCTCCTCGACAGCCTTGCCCTCGATGGAGAGCTGCGCCAGTGCCCGCTCGCGCTGCGTCAGCGCCTCCTCCTTGCCGTCCTCGCCCTTGAAGGTGCGCACCTCGTCGTGCATCCGGTTGACAAAGCGCTTGCGCTCCTGTTCGTTGACGTAGACCGGCTCGAAGATTGCCTCGTTGATCTTCTCTCCGCGCTTCCAACCGAAGATCGCGCGCATGCTGCGCTGCGGCGTGCGGTGATACAAGGCGAAGCCGCTCTCCGGCGCGATGCCCTTGCCGCTTTTCTCTTTGGTGAATTCGCCGTCAAAGTGCTCATCGAAGAGGTCTTCCATCTTCTCTTGCAGGCTCTCGTTGATCTCCGTGCGGCGCTGACGGATGAAGTCGGTCGACATGGACCGCTCTGCGCTGTAATAGTCGGCCAGCTCCACCACCTTACCGCGGTTCATCGTCGCCGGAATGTCCGCTTCATCGTACAGGCCGGACGCGATGTTCAGTGCGAAATTCTGCTCCTTCGGCGTCGCGCCCAGGCGCTTGATGGCCTTGCGCGTCTCGCGCTGGATCGTCTTCGCTGCTCGGTCGTTCGCGATAAGCTGCTCAACGTTGCTGTAATCGCCCGCGCTGTTCTCGATCTTCACACCCAGCTTCTCGAGCGCTTCTGTGCCCTTGAATTCGTCCTTGCCCTTGTCGCGCAGCCGCTCGGCCTTTTCCGCCGCCTGCTGCGCGCTCCTGCCGGAAAGATAGGCGTCCAGATTTGGGAATTCCTGCATGTTCGGCTTCTTGCTGCGCTCATCCTTCACGCGCCGCACGGCCTCCTGCACGCTTTGCGGCATCCGCGCCAGCTCCTTGTCCCACTCGCCGCCATCTTCATCTTCCGCCGAGAAACGCACGTTCTTGATGCTGTTGATCTTATCAAGGCGGTCTGCGTCGTCTCCCGCGCGGTACTCCACGACGTTCATGCCCGCATCGCGCATCTCGCTCAAGAGGTCGCCCGGCGCATCATCCGGCGCGACAACAGCAAGCGCTTCATCAAAGCCGACGACGCGCTGCGGCTTGGCCTCGAAGTAGCCGACCGGGATCTTCGCGGCAATGTCGAATAGCCGCATGATCGACCTCGCATTCCCGTCTTTGATGGCATAGCCGTCCTTTGCAAACGACCGCTTGATCGCCGCCGGAGAATGCTCACCCTTTGCAGCTTCCGCAAGCACATCTTCCAGGATGTGCCGCTCCTCGTACTCGCTGTCGCTGTGTGCCTTTGTGCTTCGCAGCAGATCGTCCACGACGCGGTCGATCTCGATGTCGAGGTCGCGCAGCCGCTTTTCATGTACGTCGTCGCTCTCTGCGCGCAGTCTCTCTTCGTCCGCGTGGATCGCATCGACGCTGTCATACTGCGGTGCCGACGTTGCGGTGAGCGTCCCGCCGGTCAGACCCCACATGCCCTCGCCGCGGTCACTCGCATTGTTCATCGCGCGCACAATATTTTCCGCCGTATAGTCCCAGTGCGTCTCCTTGAACGGCTTTCTGCCGTTTTCCGTGTACGGGTCTTTTCCGTTGTAGATACCCGGCTTCCCGAGCATCCCGTCCAGCCGCGGTCTCACCCACTGCTGCACGGTCTTTTCTACGTCACCCCAGCTTCCGCTTGGCGCGATCATGCTGTACATCTTCGCCGACGTGGCCTCTTTGTCGACCTCGTCGCCGCTCGTACCGTTCTGCTCGATATACGCCTCGGCGTTTCGGATAAATTTTTCAATGCGCCAGTCTTCCAGCCTGTTTTTCTGCACGGCGATGAGCTTGTCCCGGTTCTCCGCTCTCCGCTCAAGCAGCCGCGCGTTCCGCTTTGCCCAGTCGTCCACGATGACCTCGCGCGCAGCGTTCAGCGCGCTTTCATCGAGCCTGCCGCCCGTCTCCATCTCCACGCAAAGCCGTGCCACTTCCTGCATGCCCACGCGGTCGATATACTGGCGCAACGCGTCGTTGCCCAGGCTGTCGAACTTCTTTTTCTTGTAGACGGGTTCGAGCGATTCGCCCTTGCTCTGTAAGTATGCGGCCTGCACGGCCGGGTATTTCGCGAGGCGCTCGGCGATGTCATCAAGGCTCAATTCGGTCACTTCGTTCACGCCCGCCGCTCCGATAACGCTGCTATTTTGGAACGCGCCGCCCGCGAACTCGCTCGACAGTCTGTCGATCTCGCGCTCGAGCGCTCTCGCCTTGCTCTGGTCGACCTCGTATTCCACGCGCGCGTTGCTGCGCGTCGGCGTCCAGGCGTCCCCTCCGTAGACCTTGTTCTTGCTGCTTCTCTGCGGGTCGATGGTCTCGCGCGGGAAGACGGCGGAATACTCGCCATAGTTGGTGTGCCCGTCTTTCGCCTTGACAATGGCAATAGAGGGCGCGGGCCATGCTCCGATGTCGAGCGTACGTCGCAGCTTCTCCTCGGTCATGTTGTGCATGGCGACGAGCGTCTTCGTCTCCTCGACCGGCTCATCCAACGAAAAGCGCGTCTTCGGCTTGACGTTCCCGCCGCCGTCTGATACACTGCTGTCATCGAGCTTAACCTTTGCTTGCAGCTCCGAGGACTTTAATACTCGGTTGCCAGGCGGCATTTGGCTTGGCTCGTTTTCTTCGCCCATGATCTGCCTGCGAATCTCGTCGCCCAACGTCGGCGACTTGACATCGCCCTTGCTCTGTGATAGAATCGCGTCTGTAAGGTCAGCAGCGTATGCCACCGGCTCGGGATATTGTTTCCCGACATCTCGGAGTAACGCCGCGGCCTTTTTTTCGTCTCCGGCGATAATTTTGCTGTCCCTTGCTCGCAGATCGAGCCAGTTTGCAAAATTCTCGCGCCCGTAAATGCTCTTGATCTCGTAAGCGTCCATACCGTCTACACTGCTGTTCGGATTTACCGCAATCAGCAGTGGGGCGGTATTATTCTTTTCTGTTTTTACTGTAATACCCGGAATGATCGAAATTCTCCCGTCGCCTTGCACGATGAGCGCAGGCGACTTAATAAGCTCCGGCAGCTTGCGAATAACGCTTTCGCTGATTCCGTGCGCAGAATTGCTTGGATTGTTGCCCGCAATTCTCGTTGACTTTCGCAGATTGCTTTTTAGCATGAAGAAAGGCTTTTCGCCAATTCCAAGCGCGCTCAGCGAATTATCGGCATCCGCTATATAGATGTCATCGCTGCGCCCGACGGTCTTTGAATCGCCGCTGTAAAATGCGTCGATCTGCTTCTGGTATGGGATGTCTTTCGTGTTCCGGATGCTGTAGCTCACCCCGCCATCCGCGAACACCGTGTTCTCGTCGCCGGTGTCCGGCTTGCGCCCTCTGCGTTCCTCCGCCGTCAGGCCGCGCCGCGCGGCAGCGTCCCGCGCCTCGATCTCGCCCGCCGTATCGCGGTAGAGATCTCCCGGCAGTCTGCTGTCCCTCGCGTTTCTATCAATGCTGTCGCGCAGGCTGAAATAATCCCACACGCGGTCGCCATATTTTTCTTCCAGTTGGTCGCGCCTTTCGTCGAAGCGCACCCATTCCGGCGGATCCGGCTCGACCTGCTCCCATGTGTCCATGTCGACTTTCCCGCGCGGCACCGTCGGCGCCATGGCGTTCAGTTCTTCCATGCTGCGCATAAACTCAGGATCGTTTGCCTTCATCTGCTCATACTGCTCGCGCAGCCGCGCGCCTTCGCGTCTGGTTTCGGCGTCCCTGCCGTCATATCCCTCCTCGAGTTTTCTGTTCCAGTATTTCAGATTTGCCCCGGGTGTGAAGCCCTCTCTTCTCTGAATGGCGTGCTGTACCTCGTGAATGAGGGAATTCAGCAGCGCCTCCGGTCTGTTTTTCAGGTCGCGGCTCAGTTCAATGCTGTCGAACCTGCGGTTATACCCGCCGTTCTGCCCGCGCTCAAGATTCTGGAACGTTACGCCGACGTCGGCAAGATCGGGATAGGCTGTGAATAGTTCCGGCGCATTTACCAGCTTGCCCAGCGTGGTGTAATTGGGGATGGATTTTGTAGCCTCTTTCGTTGTCTCCAATGTGAGCGCCCACTTCTCAAAATCGCCGCCAAACTCGCCGGTCAGCTTCTCATACAACGCCTCGTCGGGGTCTCCGCGCTCTGCGCTTCTCTGGTAGTCCGTAAAGTCTCTCCTCTGCTCGTCCGTCAGCTTGCGGTCGGTCAGCCTGGCCCATGCGCGGTTTTTCTCCCGCAGTTCCGTGTCATAGTCATACAGCCCCGATTCAAAGCGCAGCTTCATCCCGCTGTCGTTCACCTCGGAACGCCACTTGCCGTCCGCGCCGCGGAACCAGCCCGTTTTCTGCCGGATCGTCTCAGCGTCCACGCCCTGCATCTCGTAGCGCTCAGCCTCGTGCAGCGCGTCAAGGTCCGCGCTTTCGGCGTTGCGGCCCGCATAGGAATATTTCTCAGGCGGCCCTCTGCTTTTTACCTCGTCCACCGCGCGCAGCGTCAGGCCTTCCGGCTCGCTCGCCGGATGTTCCGCCGCTTCCGCCGCGCGTTCGATCGCGTCGGCCGCCTGCTCGTGGTAGCGGCTCGCCCTCTGGCCGTAGCTGTCGATGCCTGCGTAGGCATCCTCCATGATCTCTTCCCACACGTAGAGCTCGCGCTCCTCCGCCGTCATGCCGACATAACCGTTCGTCAGCGGCTCATAGCAGCGCTCATAGACTTCGTAGATGCCGCGCCAGTCCGCGCCGCCGCGCACCGTCTCCATGAAGGCGCGCACGTTTTCTTCTTCCGTGATGAGGTGCCCGACTTCGTGCTTGCCGATCTCCGACGCCGTGCGCTTCTCACCGTCCACGCGCAGCACCATTTCGCCGCTCTCGCGGTTGATGATGCCGCGCACGCCGACCGGCCCATTCTCGGTCTCGACCTGCAAAAGGCCCGTCACCATCGTCACGCGCTTCACGCCCTTGCCGCGTGCCCAGTCTGAAAAGCCGCGCAGCTCGTCGTCCCAGTCTTCCTCTGGCAGCACGTGCAGCGTCTCGTCGCTCGTACCGCCCTGCACGCCCAGTGCCGCCGCACTCGTGAGCGGCTGCTCCCACGCGATCTCTCGGCGCCGCTGCGTCAGCTCTCGGTTTCTGCGCCGCCCTTCCGCTGTCGTGCTGCGTAGTTCGCCAGCTCCTCCGGCCCCAGGCTCAGAAGGTCGCCGTCCTCTGTCTCCACCGTGTAGATCGTTTTCCGCTGCCACGGCATCGGCACGCTGCCCGGTGCCTTCGGCAGGCTCAGGCCCTCCGGCATTTTCTTCCTGTCGTCCATAGATTCCTCCATTCTGCCTCTCCGGCATGTCATAGATCGGGAGCTCTTCGTGTGTCCGCTCGCTCATGTCCGCGCCGGGGATGGCCTTCTTTGCTGCAATGTATGCTTCGTTCGGCGCGATGCGCTGTCCGTGGATATCAGTATACCTGTTTGTCAGCATGTCGTCCAGCAGCAGCTCCACGCGCTTCGCCGCCGCGAAGTTTTCCTGCCCGTGGTTGTGGATGATCGCACTCAGCGAGCGGTCGATGTCGTCGTAGCGCACGCCCTCGTCATCCAGCAGCCGTGCGATGCGCTCGCTCACGCCGCGCTTGGTGCGGATGTATTCGTCGTCGCCCGCCTCGCGGCTCGTCCGGCGGATGAGCTCGCCGCCCTTCTGGGCGAAGCTCATCTCCTCCTGCAAGACTGCCGCCGCGTCCGCGTAATAGCTGTGCAGCTCGGGGTGGTCGAACTGGAAGGCGTTCACGCTTCGCTCGCCCACGCTCGCGCTGTCGCGCCGGTCGATGTGCTGATCCTCATTCACGCGATAGATATTGTGCTCTGCATCCACGGCCAGCGTGCCGTCGTTGATCTTCTGAGATACCTGCTGCACGTTCTCCTGCGTCGTGTACTTGTCGAGCGCGACGCGCTTGCCCGCGTCCAGGGCGTCCGCTTTGGCCTCTGCCGCGCCCTGTGCGGCGTTCGGCTGTGCGGGTGTCAAATGACCCTCGCCCGTGCCCTGCGCGCTCTCATGCGTCACCGCAGGCTGTGCGGGCATGGTGTTCTGCTGCCCGACGGTTGGCGCGGCCGCAGGCGTGCTGTTCTGCATCACCGCCGCGGCGCCCGGCGCGCGCGGAGAGATCGGCGGCGTCGGCGCGTTCTCCTGCATGGCGCTCATGCCGCCGCCCGTCTGCACGGGTGCGATGCTCCCGCCAACCGGCGCGACCGGCGCAAGGCCGGATGCGCCCGTGCCGATGCCGCCCGCACTCACACTCGTGTAGGGGAGCATTTCGCCGTAGATGCTCAGCAGGAATTCCCGCATTGCGTCGACTTCCTTCTGCGCGCCCACCACTTGCAGGTCATCCAGCGTATAGCGCATCTTGTCCACGGCATCCATGACGGACTGTGCGCCCGCCGCCTTCTGCTCCGCCGTCGCGCGCGGGTCCTCAATAATACGCTTGGCGTAGTCGTAACGCTCCTTGGCTGCGTCGTTCAGCTCGTTCATGTACTTCTTGTTGCGCCCCGTGATGGCAGCGGCGTTGATGGCGCTCGAGATCGCGCCGAAGGCAAAGGCCGTCAGCGCTGTCTCGCCGATAGTTTTCCAGTCCGGCGCGTAGTCTTCGTCGGTCATCGCCTTGGAGAGCTCGCTCACGCCGGTCTCGCCCGCCGCATAGCCGACCGCCGATGCACCGCCGAGTGCGATGTTCGGCAGGACGTAATTCTGCTTGCCTGCCGCGCGCAGCAACTTGAGCCCCGCCGCGTTCACGCCCTTGGAGAGCGCGCCGCCCGCCGCCACGCCGAGTGCCGATACCGTCGCGCGCAGCGTCGCCTTTTCCGCGTCGTACTGCTCGCCCGCTTTGCGGCGGTAGTCCGCCGCATTCCCGCCGGCCACGGACAGCGCGCGCCCCGCGACATCCATGCCCGGCGCGACCATGCGTTCCGCCGTCTGCAATCCGATCTGCGTCGCCGCCGGAACGATGCTCAGTGCACCTTTTTTGATGCCCTTCGTCCCCGCTGTGCTCTCCTCGCTCAGCTTTTGCGCAAAGGAATAGCCCTTGTCAGCCGTGTCATACAGGCTGCTCGCCGTCTTCTCGCCGCTCTCGACGACCTTGCCGTACTTCTCGCGCTCGCTGCGCGCGATCGCAAGAGCCTCGTTCGTCTCCTTGATGTCCTGCGCCGTCATCGTCGGGTCTTTCAGCGTCTTTTCCAGCGCCGCAATCTGCTTGTCAAGCGTTTCCGCTTGCCTACGATAAACTCCGCTCATCTCCGTGCCGCCGCGCCGGTCCGTCGCCACGCCGCCGAGGTTTGCAAGGTTCGCGCCCTCGGAGACAAGGCCGCTTTCAATGCCCTTGAGCACCCGCTGCCCGAAGGTCTGCTTGCTCGCCTGTCGGCTGGCGCTCGGCGTGGTCTGCTTGTCCAGCTCGTCCGCGTGCTCGGTCTCACGCGTCGTCTTCCTGCTCGCGGCGATGCTGCGCTGCTTCTCCGCACCGGGAATCTTCGTAATCTGGATGCGCCCGCTTCTGCCGCCCACGGCGCTGCCGCTGATTCCCTTTTTCTCCCCTGAATAGTCTTTTGCCGAGGGCGCGCTTTTCTGCGCGCCCTCGGGCTTGATTTGTGTGATCTTAATTGCCATATCGTCACCTCATCAGAACGTGATGTTGAAGCCGTTGGCTTTCAGCTTTCGGGAAATTTCGGCCTTCTCCTCGTCCGTCAGCGCCGCGCGGTCCAGCGCCGCCGCAAACGCCTCGGGCGAATTGAACCGGTAGCCGTTCCACGTGAAAATGCCCTCGTCCGGATCGTAGCCGAACGTCATTCGCCCGCTGCCGCTTCCGGTATAGCCGTACTCCGACGCGAGGTAATCGTCGTTGAAGCCGTTCTTTTTCAGCACGTTCACGACCTCCTGCGTCAGCTGTCCGGCCTTTGCCATCGCCTTTGCGGTTGTCAGGCTCATGTTCGTTCCGCCGCCGCTCGTTCCGCCGGACCGCCTCGCGGTTCCGCCGCTTCTGCCGCTCGTCTTCGCCGCGGCCTGCGCCGCCTGCTGCTTGTAGTAGTTCTCGAGCGCCTTGACGTACTCGCTCTCGTACCCGCTCTTGCCGATGAGCCCCGCGCTCGGCGAAACGCCTACTTGCAGCATCGCGTCGACCTGCGACCGGCTGAGCTCCTGATCCTGCTGCTGCTTTTCCTTGATCTCGTCCAGCACGCCGAGATAGCGGTTGTACTCCGTGTTGTCCTGCCCCTGCAAACCGCCGAGGTAGTCCTGCAAGCGGCCGTACTCGCCGAGGTAGTTGTTGTAGTCGAAGTTCCTGTCGGTGTTGAACTGGTTCAGCCGGTCGAGATACTTCGCGTAGTCCATCTGCTCCTGCTGGTTCACCGCGTTCAGGTCGCTCAGCTTCATCTGGTAGTCCTTGAGATACCGCTCGTATGCCTGCTGATAGAGCGTCGGGATCACGTCGGAGAGCTTCGTCGCGTAGTAGTCGCCCGCCTGCGTCGCCGCGTTCACGGCGAACGAGCTCGGCCGCCCGCCGCTCGCGGCGCTCGCCTGCGCCAGCGCGTTCGCCGTCGCGCGCTCCCCCTCGCGCAGATACGTCTTTTTGTAGCTGCCATACTGCGGATCCGTCTCCTTGCTCCACGAGAACGGATCGCGATTGAGCGCCGCGTCCAAAAGCTCCTGCTGCTTCTGCTGGTAGCGGTTCTCGTAGGTCGGCGCGTCCTTGTAGCTGAACGAGCCGAACGACCCGATCTTATCGAGCGTGTCGTCGATGCCTTGGGCGTACTTGCCGTCGCTCACGTACTGGCTGCCATCCGCGCCGGCAGTGTAGTTGCCGTAGCTGCTGCGCAGCTGGTTCGCCTTGGCGTTGATGAGCGCGCGCTGCTCCGCCGTTGTCGCGCCCGCGTACTGCTTCTTGAGGTCGAGCACGCTCATGCCGAACTCGGGGTACTTTTTCGCAAGGTCGAGGTCGTACTGCGAAAAATTCACGCCGCTGCCGTTTGCCGCCTTTTGAAAGTCATCGTATGTATACGCCATTTTCTTCTCCTCTCTGCTTGAATTTTTACTGTGGTCCGCGCGTGCTCTTGAGCTCGCTGCCCGCGTAATACTCGCGGTTCATCGAATAGACGCGGCACTCGCCCTTGCCTTCAATGCGGATGCGGTAATGGTCCGCACGCCGCGGCACGATGGGCAGGTAATAGCTGCGCTTTCGCTCCGGTTTCAGCGTTTGCCCGGCCTGCACCCACTTCCCGTCGGAATCAAACTGCATCAGCACCTTTGCTTCGGCCCCCGCCGCGACCTCGATGCGCACCCACAGCTTGGCGATGCTCTTCTTCACGCCGTCGTAGCTCGTACTTTGGCTCGAGCCCTTTTCCGTGAAGTCGCCCGTCTCGGCAAACCACGTGAAGTCTTTCTCGTCCGTGCAGCCCTCCGGCGCGTCGAGGATGTTGCCCGTCAGCGCGATCTCGCCCTCCGCCGTCAGGAAATAGGTATTCCCCTGATAGCGACAGAAGTGCGTCGCGTGCGTCTTGTCCTCGATGTGCCACATGCCCTTGCGCGTGTCGTAGACGTAGATCTTCCAGTCCCCCGCCTCGTCCTGCGCGCTCAGGTAGTATTTGAGGCCGTCGCTCCCCGCGCGTCCGTTCCGCAGCCTCGTCATGCCGAAGGCGTCGTGCAGGCTTTGCGGAATGCCGCCCGAGTAGATCATCACGCCCGAGGACGAGAGGTACAGCAGCCGCTCGCCCGCGATGGCGAGGCTCCCGCCGCTGCCCTTGGCAACGCCCAGCGTGGCCGAGCCCATCACCTCAAAGTTGGACGGAATGCTGCCGTACACCTTGTAGATGTGGTCCTCCTTGAAGAACACCGGATAGCCGAGGAAACTCACGCACCCCGTGAAGTCGCCCGCGCTGCCCGTGTCCACGGCGTAGCTGTCGGTCTCAAGGCCCTCGAACACGTTCCAGTTGAAGGGATCGCCGAGCTTTGATGCGTAGATCGTCCGGCCGTCGCAGCCCCACAGCCGGTTTTCGTTCTCACACAGGTATTCTAAGTCCGGCACCGTGCGCCGAACCGTCAAGTTTCCCGTCTCCGTGTACTTTGTCGTGCCGTTGTCACCGTCCAGCTTGAAGACGTTTTCATAGAAATACATCTTGTCGCCGTCGATCTCGCGGATCACCGGCGTTTTGTTGTTCTCCGCGTGCTTCGTGCAGCCCGAGATCGTCACCGCATCGCCCGCCTTGAAGTAGTTGCCCCATGCGACGCCGCTGCACTGAATGGTGTTCGCCTCCGCGGCCTCTTCATAGAGCTTCCCGTTCGTGAACGTCAGGCTATTGCCGCTCCACGCGCTTTCAAGGCTGCCGAACTCGCCGGAAACGGTGTTGTAGTACTTCTTGTCCGGCAGAATGATGATATAGGCGCCGATGGCGGCAAAGCGTTTCTCTCCCGCCGTCACCGTCCCCTTCTTCTCGCCTCCGTAGTAGAAGCCCGTTCCGTCCACCCACGCGAGCGCATCCCACGCGAAAAGCCCGCCCGGATTTACAAGATTCTTGTAAATTTTGCGCTTTGCGCGCGTCGAAAGCACAGGATAATAGTCGCTCGTCAGGTTTTGCATGTCCCACAGCCCGCCGTCCCCTGCACCCAGGTTGTGGTCAAGGCCGTAGAATTGCAGCTGCCCGCGCTTGCCGATGCCGTCGGCATACGGGACCTCCGGCAGCTTCATTTGGCCTCACCGGCCTTTTTCGGCTCTGCCGCCTGCTTGTCCTGCGTGTCGCCCTGCGTCGGCTCTTCCGCCGCGTCGCAGATCGTCACGATATTGCGAAGCGACTGTCGCACCGCTGCCACCACATCCACCGCGTCGCCGCTGACGTTCAAAATGCCGATCAGGCGCATCGCGTGCGCCGCTTCCTGCTTGATCTTCTCATTCATGCTGATTCCTCCAATCGTTTCAGCCGTTCTTCCTGCTCGCGCACCTTCGCCCACAGGACAGGGATAAACTCGCTGTACCGCAGAAAATAGGTCTCGCTGCCGTCCTTGCGCTTGGCCGCCGCCCAGCCCGCGAACTCCTGCGACGTGATCCCGCATTTCTGCATTGCCGCCTCTACCTCCTGCGCGATGAAGCCTGTGTGATAGCGTCCGCTCGTGCCGCTGTTCAGCTTGTAGCGCTTCGGCTCCACGAGGTCAAACATGCGCACGTACTTCTCCGGCAGCGCCTCAATGCTGTTCTTGATGTTTCGGTCGGACCCGTTCAGCTCGTTCGTGCTGCAATAAATCGCGCTCCAAACGAAATTCGGGCTGCCGAGATCGTAAACGTTATCCGCATTCGGTATGACGCCTCCCTTGATCTGCACTTCTTCGGAATTTCCGTCCACCTCAATAGAGGCGTGATACTTATTCGTTCTGTCCCATCCTGATGCAATGAACAGGCTGCCGTCTTCCGCGAACAGCTCCATTGCGCTGGAACTGATGTCGAGCTTGTAGTCGGATGACGAAGCATAAGTCGTTTGTATTGTGCCGCATTCGTTGTCGTCATCGTCTACGACGCTGATGCTTCCACCGCGCAGCTTTGTCGCCGTCAGCGTTCCGTAGATATTCACCGCGTCCACGTAGAGGTCGACCGATCCGGTGCTTGCCAGCACCGCGCCGTCGTACATGAGCTTGAAGATCGTCCCGCTCTCTCCGCTCGTTGCCGAGAGCGTGATCCCGTTAAGGCTCTGGTCGATGAGTGTCTGCGCTTCCGATGTCCCGATCTTCCCGCTCACCTGCGCGCGGATGCCGTTCACGTCCGCCGTCAGGTTCGTCACGCTGCCGTTCAGGTTCGAAATGCTCGCCGAAAGGCCCTGCGCCGTCGCTTGCAGCTGCGTGATGTTCCCCTCGGCGTCGCCGATGCGCGCCGCAAGCCCCTCGGCCACGAGCGCGACCTGCGTGATGTTCCCCTCTGCGTCCTTGATCTCGCCGTAGATGGGATCAGTGATCTGCTTGACGAACTCGTCCGCCGCCGTCTTGTTCATGTTACTTAGGTCTAAGTTGTGCAGCGTGTAGCGCAGCTGCTCGACGAGCATGAAGAGGTAGTCCTGCATCGTCTCGACCTTGTCATTCACACTCTCCTTCTGCGTGAACGACGGAAAATTCGTGTCGATGTATAGCCAGTTGGAAGGCATTCCCTCCTCCCCTCCTTTCTCTTCGGGCGGGAGAGCTGCACGCCCTCCCGCCTCGTGCTTCACTTCATCGTCGCGAGCTTCCGGACGAGGTCGTCGCCGTACTGATACGCCGAGAGGTAATCCATCGTGCCGTCCGTCAGCCCCGCGCGCTTTTGCAGCTGCGCACGGTAGTCCGGGCCCGTCAGCTTGCCGTGGAATTCCTTTTCCCACTTGCCCGCGTTCTCCTTGCCGGACCAGTACGCGGGACAGAGCTTGCCCGTCACATCGAAATGGCGGATGACGTTGCTTGCGGGGATGTTGTACTTCTTCATCAGAGCTTTCGTCAGCTCAAGTGCCTGCGCGACGGTCTTCGCGCCCGGCGCGTATACGCCGTTCTTGACCGCGTCACACAGCTCAATGCTGATGCTGTTGGCGTTCTTGCACTTGCCGTACATCGTCCCGCCGCCGGTCTGCGCGCAGCTCGGATACTTGTTGCCGCCGACCGCCCACGCGATGCGCAGGTCGTCCACGCTCTGTACGATCTCCTTCTCGTCGACGAAGTAGTGCGCGCTGGTCTTCACGACGTTGCCCGCGTAATACTTGGCGTTGTTCATCGCCGTGTCGCCGTCGTTGCCGGTGTAGTGGATGACGATGTAGTGGATGCCGCTCGCCGCGCGCGTGCCGCCAACGTTCCCCGCGTTCGCCGGGTATTTGCGGATATTCACACCGCTCACTCTCCCTTCGCGCTGCCCGCCGCGTTCTGCGTGCCGAAGTAGAACGCGATCACCATGAGGTACACGGTGTTGAATTCCTGCGTGACCGCGCCGCGCACCGTCAGGATGCAGAAGGTCGCCGTCAGCGCGATCGTCACAAGGCTCTTCACGCTGAGAAGGTTCGCAATTCTTTTGTTCAGTAATTCATTCATAAAACCGTATCGTCCTTTCTGAAAATCTTGATGCCCGCCACCACGACGAGCTCTGTTGTCCATGCCTTAAACCAGCGTTCCGTCAGCACGTCGGGCGGCGGCACGCCGAGTGCCGTCATGGTGAGCGAGGCGACGGTGTACCACGTCAGGCTGAAAATGGCGATGGATATGTACTTGTCCCGCTTTTTCATCTTGTCCCAGCGGGCTTTCAGCGCTTTCATGCCGCCACCCCGTTATCGAGGATGGAGTGAATTCCCCGCTCGGCCAAAAATTCTTTTTGCTTGTGCTTCACTTCGGCGGCGTAGTCCAGTGCGGCGTGCATGTCCCCATTACAGTGCGCGTCCGGAATACGCTGCATCGCCTTCGCCGTCGCCTCGCCCAGCGCAATGGCAGCCCAGCTGCCCTCGATGAGCTTGAGCATCAGCTGCTCCTGCATCTTCTGTTGCTCGGCGGCTTTCTCGCGCTCCTTCTTGTCGCGCCGACGGTCGCGGGCGGCGATGGCCTCGATGAGCGCCACCACCACCGCCGCTGCGGCGGAGATCAACGCCGCCGTCATGCGCTCACCGCCTTAAAATACTGCCCCGCCAGCTCGTGCGGCAAATACTGAAGAGTGATTTTGTTGCCGGACTGCTCACCTGTACGCTCGCAGAGGTACAGCTTAGTGTCCTCGGGGTCTTTGTAATAAAGACCATAGGTGTACTCCATACCACGAGCGGCCGGAATCGGGTCATCCTGCGTGCCCGCGTGGTCGACGTTGATGATCGTCCACACGGCAGGGGTGGAGTGCGGCGGCCAGTTCTCTTGCGTGGTGTGGCCCTGACCTTTGTTGACACGGTAGACGTGCAGCACGCCGCTTCCGTCCATATCGCTGCGGCGGTCGCCGGGCTTGACGGTCTCGCCGATGTGATCCGCCCAGCGCGGGAACAGCTCGGGCGACCACGCCGCCTCGCCGTCAGAGAGCGACGCGCTGGCCTGCTCGATGACCGGTCGCAGCCTTGCCGCGCGCTGCGGCGTGATGCTCTGGCCGACCAGCGCCGTGACGGTCGCAGTCGAAAGCTCGGATTCCGTAGGCCTGCCCATTTTGATAGATACGGTGCCGTTGCGGTGGTCAGTGAGGTCACCCGCAAGACTGTACGCGCTGTTGTCCCACTCGTTGACGACCTCCTCGGTCTCGCCCGTTGGATTGCCGTCGTTGTCGAGCTTGTTCACTGTCTCGCGCAGCACGATGCTCCACGGCGTGTTGTCAGTCAGCAGTGCCGCGACCTCGGCGGAGGTCATCGTGAGTGTGATGGTCTTGGTGTCGCGCTCGCCCCACGAGCGGTCTTTGGGGTTGCCGTTGATCTCTGCGGGGTATTCGGTGTTGTTGACTTTGATGTAAATTGCCATAAAGTATCAGTCCTTTCTTTAGAAGCAGAAGGCGAAGGCCACGCCACGGATAGTATTTGAATTAGCGTTTATGGAACTACCTGTGCTTTTGACAACACAATAATATCTGGTGCTACCGGTAGATGGAGAACGCTCCCACCAGTCGTATGCACTGCCGTTAAAGTTCTTCACCGTGCTGTTACCAGCTTTGTAGTAGTCGTACTGCGTGCCTTCACCTGAGAGGGAGTTACTGGAACTACCAAAAACTTCAACCTCGCTCAGTAAGAATAGGCTATCTTTCGTAGTTACGAGCAAGGTGCTCTTACCGCCGTTCTTGGAAATCTTGTTCACCTCACGGATGCCGCTCTGTACGTCCGCAGGCATCTGCTTCAAAATAGTGGGCAAGTGCTCTACTCGCATAGAGCATTTTTCCCAACCCATGGTATTTGAACCAGTGGAGTGCATTGCCTTCGCTATATTGTAGCAATCATGCAGCTGGAACGTCAGCGGAGCCTTGCCCGAGCCGTCTGAATAATCGTCGTGGTTCTTGCCGATGATGTCGATTAGATAGTCCGAGCCGCCAATGGTCATGGGCTTATGGTCTGCCACCTTCCACGTGTCCGGCACCTCGTTGTTGTGGCACGCCGCGATGATTTGCTCCCACGTGTTGTTGGCAAATACCGGGTCGTAGCTCGGCTTAAACGTAATGTCATACCCCGTCCCGCCGATCAGCGTCCTGCCCTTGAGGATGTTGTACACCGTGCCGCCCACCATGCACTTGCCACTCTTGACGGTGTAGGTCGTGCCGTTGACGAGAGTTTTGTGTGTAGCGGGCGGTGGGGGCGGCGTGACATTGCCCGAGCTGTCGACTTCCATGTCCTGCGGGAGCATCAAAGC